TTAGGCGGTGTCGGCGATCAGGCGTTCGGGATGCAGTTCGAATGTGCCCTGCACCCGCTCGAGCATGGGCTTGGTCGACCCGACCTCGGCCTGGCGGATAGATCTTGTGGCCTCCACATCCACGATGACGCCATGGTCCATGTTGATCAGGCAGTTGTTGGAATAGCTGAAGAATGCCGGTCACTTGCGAGCAATGGTCCACTGGCTGGCCGGGTCGGAATGTGACGTGAACTTGGGCTGGACCTCGCTCGCGGCGCCGAAGGCGGCCTAGTCCAGAGTGTCGAGATACTCTCGCACGGCGCGGGGCGCATCGGCCGGGTCGATGAGCGATGTATCCCATTCCTCCTTCGGCGTCGAATTCTGTTTGTTGGCATCCGCTTCGATCAGGCTGGCATCGACCGCCATGCGCTGGCCGCTGACCAGGCCTTCCTGGATGCAGCGTGCGACGGTCACCTCGAACAATTGCCGCAGCAACTCGCTGTCTCGAAACCGACCGTGGCGGTTCTTGGAGAAAGTGGATTGATCCAAGACCCTATCGGAAAGGTCGAGGCGGCAGAACCAGCGGCACGCGAGGTTCAGATGCACCTCTTCGCAGAGCCGCCGCTCGGACCGGATGCCGAAGCAGTATCCGACCAACAGCATCCGGATCAGCAATTCGGGATCGACCGACGGACGGCCCATATGGCTATGAAAATCCGCCAGATGGGCCCGGATGCTGCTCAGATCAACAAACCAATTGATGGACCGGAGCAGGTGATCCTGCAGCCTGAAATCGCCTTAGTGCCGCGCACAGGCGGGATTGATACTCCCGGAAAACGGCGCCGAAGATCTTCGGGAATGCTTCGGCGCGCTTGCCCATCTTCAGCGCCTGCGCCATGTCTGGACAGTCCTCGACCCGGTAGCCGCTGTTCTTGACCACTCTGTCCAATGAGACGGGGCATCATCGCAACACCCTGAAGAGCCTGCTCGAAGCATCCCGAGTCGCCCGCTTCGCCCCACGCGATCAGGACTTCGGCGCGATCTACTTGCGTGAAGAGGTTACTGGCGCTCTCCAGTAGAGGGTGTCGTGCGATCCGGTTTGCGATGGCTGGGTGATTACTCCGAAACCTGAAGGTTTTCGTCGGAAAGCGCAGCCGGGCGGAAACCATTCTTTATCAAGACACTGCAAGAATCTCGCTATCGCGAGAGAATTCTCTTGACACAGGCGCGCACGAAATACCCAGTTTTGCGCCCTCTTATGACCCCTTGGCAATCGAATGGAACTGGCGATCCCGCGAGGACTCGAACCCCGAACCTGCTGATTAGAAGTTCTCGGCGGTTGGTTTGTTTTCAATCACTTAGATGAACTCGCGTCATTCTGCAGTCCGTTTGATTTCAATGGCTTGCGAAATCCACTTCGGTTGCGATCGCCAGATCCCTCAGGTCACGCGGACACCGACAAACACATCGTTTGGCGGCAGAGCTCCGGATGGTGATGCACTTCCCGTCGACATCGCCGGGGCAGCGATCGAGGACATCGATGCTGCATTCGCAACCGCCATGACATGGCCCTGTGACATCGCCGGCAGTCCCGCCAACGCCACGCCCGTGATCGATCGCGGCGCCACGGGCTGAACCACGCTGGCGGCCGGGCCGGTGATTTCCGCCTGGGCCTGCAACAGCGCCGCGACCAGGTCAGCGCCCGTTGACAGGGCCGGCCGATCAACCGTGGACGTCGCCTGGAGATGGCCGGCGGCCAGTTGGTGCTTCTGTCCAAGTGCAGAAGTGCCGATCTGTGCAACCGAGGCGACGGAGGCCGGCGCGACCATCTGCTCCTGGGACAGCACGGGACCGGCAAGCTCGGAGATTGCCTGGAGATCGCCCGGGGCCGCGGTGCTGCCGGCGCTCAGGTCGGGCGACTGTGCCTGCGCGACGCTTTCCAGATCCGGCGCGGACAGGTCGTGAGGCTGGCTCAGCAACGGACTGCCCAGGGCCGTGGATCCCTGCAAATTGGCCGGATCGGAGATCACGAGCACCGACAGGGACGTCTCTGCAATTTGCGTCGTGCCGGAGACTGGCCCCACCGAGAGATCGGAGCCCACTGTCATCGAGGGCGCCTCGACCTGCGATGCCGCCTGGACAGTGCCCGGTGCGACCTGGTGATCCTGCACCAGCGCCGTCGCCTCCAGGACCGTGACGCCCGTCAGATCCGGCAGGGTCATCGAATGGCTCTGATCGATCGACGCGGGCGCGAGCTCCGCCAGTGACGCCAATCCGCCGGGCGCAACATCGCTGGTCTGCGACAGGGACGGCGTGGTCAGCGCCGTCGCGCCGTCTCCGGCCGTGGCACCGGCCATCTGATGCAGCTGGGACAGGATGGCCGATGTCACCTGGGCCGTCGCCTCGGCGCTGTCCGGCTCCAGGTCGATCGTCGTGGCGCCGGATACGGCAAAGGTCTTGGTTTCGCCCGTGCTCCAGGTCAGGCCGGTATAGGTGTCGGTCGTGGTCCAGGTCGATCCGTCCGACGAATGCTGGATCTCGATTGCGCTGGGAGGCCGATCGCCGTTATCCGTGTAGATCGTGATCTCGACAACGGTCGTGGACGACCCGAAATCCTGGCCGATCCAGGGCGATGCGTCGTTGACCTTGTGCTCGCTGACCCATCGGCTTGAGTTTGTGTCGTCGAATGCGTTGGCCGCCTCATTCGACGAGTTCACCTCGCTCGAAAATATGGTGTAGGACGTGCTGGTCTGGTCCGCTCCGCCAATCGTGGCGCGCATCTCAATTTCATAGATGATGATATAGTCTTCGCCCGCTTCATGCGTGCAAAGAATGCGCCAGTAGCGGTCCGCCGGCATGACCTACCTCCGTTCAAGATCGAAGCGGGGCCGTATGGCCCCGCGGATCAGGTCGGGTCGCGCTTGACCAGGTCGAAGGCCGAGGTGCTGAACTTGTTGCCCGAGGTCACCGCCTGCGACGCGGTCAGCGCAACGGTCGCCACCAGGTCGGACCCGCCGGATCCGGTGAGCGCGACGTGGCTGGCCGTCCCGCTGCTGTCGACATCCTCGTCGGTCAACGCAGGCACGACCGACTTGCGGCCGTCCGTGTCGCCGTTCTGGGCGCTGCCCAGCGTCACGGCGCCGTTGCCCAGCTCGTAGGTGCTGGTGGCCTCGGTGAATGTCGTCGGTTCCTGTGAACAGATGCTCAGCAGATTGGCCTGGGCGATGGCCCAGTTCAGCCCCTGGTCGTGGACATTGTCGTTCCAGAACGCCATGGTCAGTCTCCCTTCGCCAGTTTGCGCGCGTGCTCCAGCGCCTTCTCGAGACCCTGCAGCTCCTTCACCTTGACGAAGCGCTCGCGGGTCTGGACCTCGCCGGTGCGGTGGTTGAACTCCTGCCCGGCCTGCAGCTGGTAGACCTTCCACAGCCACGGCTTGTGCCGCGCCTTGTCGTCGATCACGGCCATCTTGCCGGAAGCAGCGACATGCGGGCGCTCCAGGGCATCATCGAGGGCCTTGGCGGCCGTGATCTCGCCGATGGCCTTGACCACCCCCTCAGCCGGCTCTCCTGCGCCCAGACGCTGCAGTTTGCCCTGCAGCTCGGCCACCGCCTCGTCGGGCTGGATCAGCCGCCCCAGCGCATCGCGGCGCCCCTTCGCGTAGCGCCTGGGCGTCACGCGATCGTCCAGGTTCTCGTCGGTACAGTCGAGCTCGACCACCTGGGGACCGCGCTCGATGCGCACCCGGTCGCCGAGTGCACACAGATTGTCGGTCAGCCATTTTTCCTTCGCCATTGTCCTGCCTCCTACCAGATGGCCACGATATCGGCGGCCGTGGTTCCCGACGCCAGGACACGGCGCACGTGCATGGGCAGCACGTGACCGGTCTGGACGCCCTTGAAATCGACGGTCTCGGAACCGTAGGTGAGCACCCGCACGTTGCCCCCGGTGCCGATGAACAGCGACCGCGCCGGCGGATCGAGATCCACCGTGTCGTTGGGCGTCACCGCGGCCGCGTGACGGCCGGGGTCCGAAAGCCCCGGCACGTGATGTCTGAATGGATCTTGTGGCATTGGTGTCTCCTGTCTCTGCCGTCCTGTCCTCGCCTAGCCACCCCCGGGCTTGCGCCCGGAGAGGGTCTCAACCGTGTCGCCGCAATCCAGCAGCGCCGCGCGATCGCGGGCCCAGAGGATCTCGACCTGCCGGTCGCTCACGCCGGCGACCGGGATCTGCACCGGCCTGTCGCAGGGCTCGGCGGTCTCAACGAAGGGCGTTGAGACGGCGCACCCGGCCAGGGCCAAGGCACTGGCGCACGACCACGGGGTCCGCATAGGCATCCTCCTCCATTCGTCGCAGCAAGGCGTCGCGCTCACGGGCGATCCGGAACCGCTCGGCCTCCAGCTTGCGGCCGGCCTCGATCCGGTCCAGCAGCTCCTGCGCATGCCTGGCCTCGGCCGCGGCGCGGCCCTGCCGATAGGCCAGCCAGGCGACCCCGCCGAGAAGGGCGAGGACCAGGGCGACATATGCCGCCACGCGCTTCACGCGACGCCCTGCATGCACAGGCGGTATTCATCGGCACGCCGGTTCACCAATCCGCGGATCACCCGCCCGCCGGCCTTGTTCCACCAGGTCAGCGCCTGGCAGCCACCGGCGATGCGCCCTGCGTTCAGGCGGCGCACGGCCGTGCTGCGCCCGATCGCGCGGATCCCGGCGTTCCAGGACAGGCTGGTATAGGCCGCATCCCTGGCGGCCGTCAGCCGGGCTGCCAGGGTTTCCTCCGTGAAATACCGGTGCAGGCCCGAGCGATATTCGATCAGCCCCGCCCGCAGCATTTGCAGGCATTCGGCATCCGTCCGGTAATCGCCCGGCTTCACCCCGCGCGTCTCGCCGAAACAGATGGTCCAGACAGGCGGGCTGGCGATGCGGTCCAGGTAGGCCTTGTTGCGCTTGCCCTCCCACTGCGCCACCAGCGGCGTTGCCACCTCGAGGAACGCCGCCTCGCTGGGCGGCCCCGCCCGCGCGGCCGGGGATACCAGCATGCCGGCCAGCAGCGCCGCCAGCAGGGTCACCGCAGCCGGGGCCCGCGCGATTCCCTGGTCGATCAGGCGCAGCACGATGCCGGCCAGGATCAGGGCCAGCCCGCCGATCCACCAGATGCGCGGGTTGGTATCGACCAGCCAGATCCAGTAGATCAGCTCGGGCGCCACCAGGCAGAGGATGCCCAGGTAGTTGCACCACATCGAATAGGCGCGCCAGGCGACGGTTCTGGCGTTGGATACAAGTCTCATTGCTGGCTCCTCTCTGGAAGGATCTGGAAATAGATGCGCGGCGACTGGACGCTTTCGACCGCGGGGCACTTCTCGGGATAGGAGACGCGGACGTAGCCGAAGCCCGCGCCCGGCTCGACGCCCTCGCCGGCCGGGATGCGGGCGGTGTAGCTGATCGACTGCGCCTGTGTCGGATCGGGATCGAACGCCACGCCACGGCCATCCTCGTCGAGGACCGAGACATCGCGGAACCGGTGGATCTGGTCCCCGCCATTGCGGAACAGCAGGTCGATCGACGGGCGGCCGCAATCGCGCAGCTTGATGAACGACCAGGTCAGACGGACGATCTCGCCCGGGCGACCATCGCTGATGGCCGACCCGGAATTGGTGAAGCGAATGGCCGGGCTGGCATCCCGCGCGCGCCGGGCCTCCAACTTTTCCACCCGCCCCAGCAGATCGGTCTGCTTCTCGACCACGTTGGCGAGCTGGCCCAGCACGTTCTGCTGCGCCCGCTGCATGTCGACCTGCTCGCGCTGGAGCTCTGTCGTCGTCTCGATCATGCCCTGCACGTCGCGCCAGACATCTCCGATCGAGCCATTCGCCCACTGGATGGCGCCGATGATCGCACCGAAGATGATTGTGCAGGCGCTGGCGATCTTGCCCCACTCGATCAGCCGCGTCTTCCAGGTCGGATGCAGGCGCTCTTCGTCGGTCATCTCACCCGCCCAGCATCTCGTGCGCCTGGGCCACGATCATGGGCGCCCAGGCCACCGGAAGCATCTTGCGGATCAGCGCCAGATCCTCGGGTGTAACGTCGGCTTCGGTCTGGCCATAGACCTTGAAGGCCAGCATACCCCGGGCCAATGCATCGTCCGGCGAGCTGCGCGGATCGCCGGTTGCGTTCAAGGCGCGCGCCGCGACAACACCCAGGGTCAGAGGCTGTTGGCCGTTCTGTACGGGCTGACCTTCGAAATCGGTCATGGTCCGGGAAAAATCGATCTTCATAACATCTCCATTCAGTTCGGAACCCTGAGAACACGGAACCCGGAGCCACCGCTATCAACGGCACCCTGGCTTGCCTGTTTGAGTGAACCGCCGACGCGCAGCTGGATGGCGTCGGTCGCATCCTTCGCCGCAAGCAGGACGTTGGCACCCGCTGTCACTTGCAGCGCCAGGTTGGCAGTGTCCCATCCAAGCCGCACCGTGGCCGAGTTGTTGAAGGCGATCCGCTTGTTATCGCCAACTCGGACAGCCTGCGCGGAATAGGAGCCGGACGCGAGGTCGATGCCGTAGGCGCAGGACCCGCCGATATTGATCGCATCCCCGGAATAGGCGCCGCCAATCTGGATGCCGATGTCGGCGTTGTTCAAATCGAGATGGATGCCCGTTTCGATCACACCATCGGTTTCGTCCTGCAGCCGGATCCCGTGTCGGACGGTTGCCGCCTTGGACCCGCCATTCGCGATGATGTTGATCCCAGCATCGAAGGTCGCCCGATCTGTCGCGGCGAGATCATCGGCGGTCGAACAAATGACATCGAGGTTGTAGCGGGCGCCTGTTCCGAACCGGGGGTCTCCAGCATCCGTGTGGTCCCCCAGGGCACGAACATTGAACTCCGCCCCAACCATCGAGGCGTCGACCGTCGAACGGTTGATTACCGAATAGGCGATGCCCCACATCTTCGTTTCTGAGGCAGCATTCTTGATCGCCCGTACATACAGACCGCCCTGCTCGGCCCCGCTGTCGTCGCTGTCGGTAGAGAAGTCGATCACCTGGCCGAATTCGAAGAAGTTGGCTGACGATCCAACAATGTGCTCAATTCGAAAGCCCGTGCCGATCGCCGAGCCGCTACCGGTATAGGTCGCATCCCGGCGAATTCGCACCACCGGATCGAGATCGCCATTGTCATCGTTGTGGTTGTAGAGGATCTGATTGGCGGCCGAGTGATAGCTGATGGAGACACCGGGCAAGACCGACAGCTGCGTGCCTCCGTTGATCGTCCCGTTGCCACGCCAGAAGATGTGCTTTGATCCGATATTTAGGCTGGCGGTCGTGACGGCATAATCCTTCTGCCCGATTTCTATGATCCCGCCAGAAGCCGGCAGGAAATCGATAGTCGCCTGGAATGCCGCAGTATCATCCGTGACCCCGTCACCTTCGGCCCCGAAGGCGTCAACGGCGGCCTGCGCGGCGATGCTGTCCGCAGCGGCCTGGGCGATTGCCGCAAACCCGGCGGCGTTCTCGATTTCGCCGATGCTGGGCCCGTCGACAAACCCACCGCGCGCCGCGTCCCATTTCGGAATATACCCATCGGTGGGTGAATAGGGCACTACTTCGCCGGTTTCTGTCCGAAGGCCGCGATAGGCCTGTTTCTCGACCTCCTGCAGGCCCATGGCCAGCCGGTCGATGCTGTCCTCCAAACCAGTTTCCCGGGCGGTCTGGCCTGCAAAGCCCTGCTCGATATCCGTCCGACGGATGATCCGCAGCGTCAGCCCGTCATGGGTCGTCGCGGCCGCGGATGACAGGGTGACATCGCCATTCTCGCCGGCGGCCGGCGACACGGTGTAATCGGCGGGGTCGGCCAGCGTCACGATGGTCCCGTCCGCCTGCTCGACCGTGGCGGTGATCGCGCCGGCCTTGTAGGCGTGGCCGATCGCGTATGGCCCGGTGCCCGAGATCGTGAACGGAGTGGCTTCGGTGAAGGCCTCGGTGGTCATCGGGATCCTCCCAGGGCGTTGGAAATATCGGGGCCGCGCTCCGGCACCGGCTCGCCGCGCGGCCAGAAGGTGCGGGTGCCGTATTCGCGCTCGCGCCGGCGCATCTGGCGGCGCCAGACCGCATCGGCTTCGGGATCGAGGAAGGACTGGACCTGGTCGGCCACGATACGGTCGAAGGCGACCCGGCCATACCAGAGACTGGAGGCGACCGGTGTGTTGTAGCGGATGAAGTTGGCGGCATCCCGGCCGAGCAAGAGATCCTTGCCTTCGGCCGCCCGGACCACGTTCGAGGATATCGGACGGATGATGTCGCCCGCCAGGCCGGCGACAGGACCAGCCAGCGTTTCCGCAAGGCCACCCCCGGCGCGGCTGGTTTCCGAGGCGAAGAAGTCACCGAAAATGCCCAGGCCGCCGCCCTGGAAGCCAGCGGCCGCCCAGAACTTCATGTTGTCCATGGGGCGCGGATCGTTGCCCTTTGACAACTCCTTCAGCTGGACCGCCACGCCGCCCAGGATCGTCAGGCCGGTGATCATCCGCGCGGCATAGACCGCGCGCGACATCGGCGATGGCAGGGCCATGAACCGGCGATACTGGTTGAGCGTCAGGGATACGGAGAAGCTCTTGTACATCGCCGTCGAGCGCAGCAATTCTCCAAAGAAGGTTCCGGCCTCCGAGCTGCCGATCATCCGCGCCCGGCCCTCGACTGTCGCCGAAGGCACGGCAAACTCCATCTGCTCCTCGATCGCCATCTGCAGGCGCATGGCGAGACCCTCCGCCTCGGCCCGGGGCAGAGACGACTGGTGCTCGAGCCAGTGGAAGGGCGACAGGAAATCGGCGCCGGTGTCGGTGTTGAACAGGGTGTCCGGCGCCCGTAGCAGGTCCCAGTCGCGCGCGGTGATGCCGCGCTCCTCGAAAAGGCGGCGCAGGGGGGGCTCGATCTGATCGAAACCGCGCGCCGCGTTCTCGGCCATGTAGCCGGCGAATTCCATTTGGAAGGCAATGCGGTTCACGTCGGTCCAGTGCGCAAGGCCGGAGGCGCGCATGGTGAACCCGGTCAGACGCTCGGCAAATTCGCCGGAGACGATCTCGCCGGTATAGCGCGCCGCCGCGCTGCCGGCCTGGGCCAGGGTGTCGGCGACATAGCCCATGCGTCGGGCCGTCTCGCGCGTGGCGCTCGAGGCCAGCAGCTGCACCTGGCGGGCCATCACGTTGTTGGGGTTCAAGCCCATCGCGGAGCTCGCCACGCGCATGGTCTGCAGGTCGGTGACCGCCGACAGCGCGGCCGAGCCGAGCTGGATCGATGTCAGGACCTGGCGCGTGCTCGAGAAGAACCGGGCCCAGCCCTCGGAATAGACTTCGTTGGCGGAGCCGTCGATATGGCCGAGCATGGTCTGCGCCAGCTTGCCGGCCTTGTCCACGCGACCGCCCAGGTCGAAATCCTGAGCCGAGATCGCGCGTTTCTTGGCGACCTGCGTGGCGTATTCCAGGCCCAGTTTCGGGTTCGGCCCCAGCACGCGCATCATCGCCACGTCCCGGGCCATCCCGTGCAGCTGCCCGATCATCGCCGTGAACGGATCCGACCGGCCGAAGGCCTCGTTATACTCCATCCAGGCCGAACCGTTGCGGAAATGCATGTGCCGCGGGTCGGCGCGTCGGTTGTAGAGCGCCTTGCCGCCCATCGCCATGCTCGGCTCGCGCGTGTTCCAGCCCTCGGTGACGATATTCTCGTAGAGCTGCGCGAGGTGTTCCCGCTCCCGCACGGGATCCGGGCGCTGACCTGGTGCCGCGGCGAAGGGCTGATCGCTGCGCTTGTCGATCATGCGGTGCCAATCCAGCAGCGGTGCGGCTTTTTCCGCCCAGGCCTCGAAACCGGCCTTGCGCAGGCGGACGGCGTCGTGACTGTGGGCCAGTCCGTAGTCGTCGATCTCGCCGATGTCGCCACCGTGGGCGTTGAACATCTGGCGCATGCGCTTCTGCTGGTGCCGCACCTTTTCGGCCAGGGCGGCCGCCATCTCGCTGCCGCTGGCGTCCCCGTGCAGCTCGCGCACGATGTCTCGAAGCAGGGCGGGCTTTCGGTTGTTGCCGATCAGGTTGCGCCGCACTTCGGGAAGAACATCGTTCAGGCCCGCATTGACCGAGCGGATATAGGCCTCGGAAAGCGACTGGACGCTTTCGCCCTTGAAGCCGCCGCCCTCGATACGCTCGATCATGCTGCGCAAAGCCAGCGCCGGATCGTCGGCCGTCTGCACCATGTGGCGCAGGCGGACCATGCTCTGCAGCTGGTTCAGGACCGCATGCCTGCGCGACCGCCGCGCTTTCTGGGTTGCCTCTTTCAGATGAAGCGCGGCGGTCGCCTCAGCCTGGTGGAACGGCATCGCCTGACCGTACCGTTCCACCAGCTGATCGAATTCGGATTTGGCCTCGTCGGCGCGGATCTGGTCCAGCTCGCCGGCGTCAACGGCCCGTTGCAGGCAATCGTGCAGGTTGGCCATTACGCCGCTCCTTTCACGGTGCAGAGGTCGATCACGGTGTCGAGCGTCTCGTCGGCGTCGAGATCGGACAGGATGTCGTCGAAGGTCGTGCCGTCCGGCAGCTGGTCGAGGTCTGCGTCGCCGGATCGGAGCTCGGCCACGGCATCGCGCAGCTCCTCCGACGGCTCGTCGAAGCTTTCGCGGACCAGGGCGTCCGCGGCCTGGGCGTCCGGCGACGACGCGCCATCGGCAAACGCGGTCTCGGGTAAGACCGAAGTGTCGACCGGCGCCGGCTCGACATCGAGGGCCCGAACGGCCCCGATCTGATCCAGGTCGCCGAAAGCCTCGGGATCCATGCGTTTGAGCACATCGAGCGGCCCGACCGGATCCAGCGCGTCGCCGGTGCGCCCCGCCTTGCGGGCCTCTTCGGCATAGTCCTTCAGGAAGCGGGCGATCTTGTCGGCCGGGGCCTGGCGCCCCCTGGGCATGAACTTGCGCACCAGTGCCCTTGTGAGCGGCGCCAGGGAACCCAGAAGCAGATCCTCGTCGGCCAGCAGCTCCTCGAGGATCTCGGCCGCCTTGCCGCCCCGGCCGGCCAGGTCGCGCGCCTGCATGATCAGCCGGGCCGCCTCGAGGATGAAGCCTGTGATGTCCATCTCCGGACGCACCAGGCCCGCCTCGATGTCGGCACGCAGACGGGCGACTTCCGGCGCGGCATCCGCCATGGCATCGATCAACGTCTTCAGTTCGCCGGGCTCCGCCTCGACGGCGCGCGCCACGATGTCGGGCGCATCCCAGGCGCGCGCGAACAGGCTGTCCTGGATCTGCCGGATACCGTCGATCGACAGCCGGCCGCCATCGGTGACGAAGGCGTTGCGCTCGGATCGCGGAAACGCGCCGGCAAAGGCCCGGGCGAAATCCCGGTTTTCCGCCCCGGTCAGTTTTGCACCCGAGCGATAGGAGGCCAGCAGGTCGGCGTTGAGCGCGCGCTGGCCGATCTGGGCCCGCTCGGTCGCGTTCATGCGCGCCACGCCGCTGTCCTGTGCATCGACGACCATCCGGCGGCGCTCGGCCGCGCTGAGGTCGGAGGTTCGGCGGGCGATCATAACCGGTCGCTCGATCTCCGGCGGGATCGGCCGGCCGGTGCGTTGCTCGATCGCCTGGCGATAGGCATCGGCCCGATCGGGCACCTGGTCATAGGCGCGCTCGATCGCGCGAACCCGGCCATTGCCACTTTCGATGATGTTGTCGGGTCCAACCAGCGGGGCACCCCGATCCGCCCAGGGGCTGTCGAGGAGCTGTGCCGGGTCCAGCCGGGCCGCGGTATCCGAGACCCAGACATCGGAGGCGCCGCGGCCGCGATCGCGGGGCTGGAGATCTCCGGTTGCCTGGCGGAGCGCGGAGATGTCGACCACCTCGTACTCGACGTCGACGCGGATGTCGTCGCCGGCGATGACCTGGCCGCTGCCGGTGTAGGGCCGCGAAGAGTTGTAGCCGGTGAAGCCGGATCCGCCCGTCTGCACGGCTGGCATGGCGCCATCCCATTTCGGCACGGATCCGGATTGGTACTGCGCCATTACCGCCGCGGCATGTGACAGCCGGCGGGGCATATGCGGAATGCCGGGGCGCTCGTAGAGATCCGACACCAGGCGGGCCGCCTCCTGCGCCGTCTGCGCCTGGAAGATCCGCTGGCCGGCGCGCGCTTCGGTCGTTGCCAGTTCGTGAAACAGGAACTCGATCTGCACATCGAGATCGGTGGGCGGCTTCCCGCGCGCCTGGGCAAACGCAATCAGCGCGGGGCGTCGGTCGTTCCACTGGGCAATCCCCAGGGCCGACCCGCCATCGCCGATGGCTTGCGGGTTGAGACCGACGCCGCTCTCGACCATGAAGTTGCCGACGAACCCGGCCGCGATATGCGGCTCCATTCCGCGTTCGATCAGGCGGCCATAGACGTAACCCACGCGGTTGGTCTGCGGCGAGGCGTTGCCACCCGCCCCGAAATCGAAATCCGAAAGGCGGAGCGGAACATCCGGCTCATCGGCGGGTCGATCTCCGCGCTCGAGGCGCTCGCGCTCGGCTTCGACGGAGGCCTCGAATTCGGCGGGGCGAGCGTCGGGCGGGCGCTGGTCGCCGGTGGCACGGGCCTTGGCGCTGCCGTATTGCAACAACCGGGCGCCGCCGGCGATCAGGCCGCCGAGCCCGGCGCCGGTCAGGGCCGCGACGCCGACTTGCAGGCCAGCGCGCGGTGCCGGCTGGTCCAGGTCCTCGGCAACGTCGAATTGCGTGGGCAGCGTGCGCGCCTCGTCCAGCGCGGCAACACCGCCCTCGATCGCCATGGTGGTCAGAACGCGGGCACCCGCACTGGCGCCGCCCAGTAGCATCATGGCGCTTTGCGGCGTGGTGATCTCGGCCCAGAGGTCGCCCACCAGCTCGGCCGACCAGCTGTCGGATCTGGCGAGAATGTCCCGGGCATCGGCCAATTCCGCCTGCCGGCGCGAGATCACCTCGGCATCGAACTCCTCGACGGAGGTCGGCAGGTGGGTGAACCGCTCGGGATCCTGGGACTGGGCGCGGCGAATGTCCGAGAAGAGCCAGTCATGTCGCGCCTCGAGCGGGGTCTGCCGTGGATCCGGCGGCCGAGACAGCTGGTGCGGCCCCAGGAGCGTTTTCAGCTCGTCCACATATTCCTGCTCGACACGGGAGGAGCGGCCATTCAGATCCTTCAGGATCCGGGTTTCTTCGGCCTGGGCCCGGATGGTTTCGCCGAAGCTCGGCGCCGGGCCGGCCTTGAATTCGCCCCCCGCCAGGATCTCGTCGTCGCTGCGTTCGGAAATCGCAAAGCTCATTGGCCGTACTCCCCGACCAGCTTGCGCAGATCGAAGCGCCACAAATTGCCCGATGCCAGGTCCATGACCGGAACACCGTTGACGGCCAGGGCATAGGTGTCCCCGCCGGCCGGCAGCAGCTCGTAGTCGCCCAGCTCCGACGCATCGAGCGGCTCACCATTGATGCCCGGGCTGCCGCCGGTGACAGATGCGCCCTGCAGGATGGCATCGGCACGGGCCTGCGCCTCCGCCGACGTCAGGTAGGTGATTGGCCGAACTGTCATTCCGGTTCCGCCGGCGATGATCCGGGATTTCTCCATCGCGTCGGGATAGGCCGGGCTGCGAACACCGGTCAGATCACGGCGCAACTGCATGATGGCCGTACTGATGTCCTTGCGGCCGATGCCGACCGGTAGCGGTGTCAGAACGCCATTGACGTCCTGAATACCACCCAAGGCCTCATTGCTGTCGTAGCTGCCAACGCCACCCATGACCTCGTGCAAGGCCTGGCGGTAGACATCTGTCTGGATGTCGCCCGAGGCATCCTGCCCCTGGACACGGGCGGCATAGAGCGCATCCGCCGCAGCGACGATCCGCTGCTGGCGGGCAGCGCCGTCACTCTGTCCGGAATAGACGCGCTCGAGATGATCAACGACAGGCTCCTGCCGGTCCTTCTGGCTGGGCATGACAACGGTTTTCGAGGCAATCGCCTGCTGCCCCCTGGAGATCTCGGCGGTCAGCCTGGTGTTGCCGGTCGCGGCCTGCAATTCGCCCATCTGCACGAAGACCGGGTCGAAGCCGAACGCCTCGATCGTGTCCGGGCTGGCGCCGCTGAGCGACATGGCCAGCTGACCGGCCAGGGCGGCACGGGTTTCCGGGTCGGTCTCGGCCGAGGCAAGCTGACGCAGCTCTTCGCGCTCTTCGTTGGAGAAGTAGCGCGGGGCGTTCGTGAAGCCGCGGAACTGCTCGCGCTCTCCGAATTCGACGCGCTGCTGGACGGCCTGGCCAAACTCCACCGGATTGGCCGGATCGAATTCCGGCAGGTCCGGAACGTCCCGGTTCACCGACCGGGCATAGGCAACCGGATCCTTCGAATACCCGGTTTCATGCGCCGCGAGCGCGTCCTGAAGGACCTGCAGGCGCGCGGTTTCCCACTCATGGGTGACCTTTCGCTTGCGCTCGGTTTCGATCTGGGCGCGCAGTTGGGCCGGGGTCAGTTGGGCAACCTCGAAGCCCTCTTCGCGCAGGGCTATCTTGGCCTTGGTTTCGGCGTATTTAGGGTGCGCCTTCACGGCTGGATCGGCAAGGAACGTCTCGTCGACAGCGACCCGCCCGTCATCGGCAATGCCGCCGATTTCATCGAGACGCTGGCCGATGGCCTTGTCGCGGGCCTCAATCGCCTTTTCCTCGGCCTTCGCCGCCTCGGCCTGCTGCCGCTCCAGGGCGCTCTTGGCCTGAACGTCATACCTGGCCAGCGTATCGGCCGACATCCCCGTGAACTCGCCGCGTTCACGGGCTTCCTGGAAGCCGGCCGGATCGCTGCTGATCATGTGGATCGCGCGTGCGTTGTCGCCATCGGCGCGGAACGCCATCTTGCGCTTCTGGCCCTCGGCCGCGTCGATCCGGCCGGCGGCGACATCCGCGTCGATCATCGCGTCCAGGTCCGCCAGCGTTCCTTCGCGGAGCTGGTCGTCACCCGTGGCATAGGCCTGGGTGGCGGCATGGGCATAGGACAGGTAATTCGCCTGACGCTGGGAATTCCGCAGCTCCAGTGTCCGGCGGCCGAGCGAAAACGCGTGGCGGTTGGCCAGGCTGTCGAAGGCAATTCCGAACCGCTCGGCGTTCTTGGGGTCGAGGCGCGGGCGCCCGTCCTCACCGGGCAAAGCATAGCTGTCGCGGATCTGCTCGACGCCCGAGGTCCACGCGCTTTCCGCCGCATCGGGATCGCCGATCTGTTCGGTCTGCAGGCGCAGATCGTTCAGATCGCGGGTCATGTCGACCTGCAGGCGCTGCATCTCGCGATCGAGCCGGTCCGTTTCGACGGCGGTTCCAACCGCCAGCATCGTCTGGCCCAAATCGGCCACGGCACCTGCGGTTTCGTCAACCACCATCGGGCCGGGGCGCGCAGCTCGGCCCGGGCGGCGATTGGATCTGGGCACGGTCAGCGTCATTTCAGAAGCTCCGGCCAGAGATCCGGCGCGGCCTGCAAGAGCCCACCCGCGGCGCTGATGCCGCCCTTGACCAGCGCGTTCTTGCCCCGGGCGCGCAAAGCGCGCTGCTGGCCGGTCAGCTCGGTTTGCGTGGCCAGGCCGCCCTGGCGGATCGCCTGCGCCTCGAAGGTCATCTCACGCGCGGCGGTCTGGCCCAGGAACACGGCCGTGGGGCTGTCCAGCGACACGCCGCGCGCGACCAGGTCGGCGCGCTGCTGGGCGATGCCGCTGCGGAACTGCTGCCGCGCGCGCTGCTCCTCGACCGAGTTCAGCTGCATCTCGGTCTGTTTCTGGGTCTCGATCTGGGCGATCTGATCCTTGGCCGCGTTGTAGGAGCTGACGCCCTGGGCGACCGTGCCCACGAGACCGGCCACCGTGCCGATCGTCTGCAATGTCGATCCGATGGTCGCCGCACCCGCCGCCGCCCCGGTGGCAGTGGCGGCGCCGCCCGCCCCGATGGCCGTCAACAGTGGTGTGACCGCTGGAATACACATCAGGCGCCGGCCTCCTCGACCTCGGGTGTGATCGCGGTGACGGTCAACGGGGCCCCGCCGACGGGGAAGAAGCGCAGGCGCACGGCATCCGCATGTCCGGACACCGGATGCACGCGGGAGGTTCCAGAATAGGCCGCGTCGAGATCCGCCGCGATCGACAGCGGTATCAGCTCCTGCCGGCCGCCCTCGATCTCGGCTTGGCCGAAATGCCGCTCGACCGGGGCGACGGATCCGGCGGCGCTGCGGTAGAGATCGATCCCGGCATCACCATGCAACCGCTGCGCCCGGCCGCGCGAGCTGCCGTCCCGGGCCTGCGCCGGCAGATCCAGCGTCTCGACGAAATGACTGTCATCGAACAGGCCGATGACCGCGTTGGACACGGGCACGGGCAGCGTCACGCCGCCGCCGGCCGCAACGGTCAGGGGGCCGTATTCGCCCTGATCGGTCCAGGCATAGACGGTTTCGCCGTCGAGATGCGGCACGCTGAACGTGTCGTCGGGCGAGCCGGGCTCGAACTCCGATGCGGCGAAAAGGTGGATGGCCTTGTGGATCGGCTCGCCGCCGGTCAGCACGCCGTAGATCAGCGCCTGCTCTTCGACGAAGCGGCGCGTCTGCCCGTCCACCGTGCGGCGCACGATCAGCGTCAGGACATCGGTCGTCCCGCCAGGGCCCGAGGTGACATCCATGTCCTCGACAATCCCGCCGGCCAGCGGAACCACCGCCCAGCCGAGCACGTCCTGGGCAGGATCGTACGACATGACGACAAGCGAGCCGTCGGCGTCGCGGATCCACGCCAGCCGCAAGGGCGAGGATTGCCAGTCAAGTTGCAGGAATTCCCGAGCGCCCAGGTGCTGCGACGGCAGCGACAGCTCGACCGGCCGAGCGCCGTCCTCTTCGAACGAATAGCGCAGCTCCTGCACGCGCCGGCCGCCCTTGGTGATGTAGATCGGGTAGCCGTAGGCCGAGATCGGCCGCGCCGGCGCCGCCCCGTCCTCGCTCACCAGCTCGGTGTCGAAGGTGGTTGGCCCGATCGCCTGGTTGGATGCGGCGGAAAAGCCGCGATAGACCTCGCCAAGGGCACCGATATAGATGCCGTTGCGGCCGCGGCGCAGCCACTCGATGGCGTTCTGGGTCTGCGTCGCGGCGATCGAGTAGGCGAAGCTCTGATCGGCATCCACGCCCGGTTCGAAATCTGTGAAGTCGCCGATCGCCGAAGCCCAGACTGTCCGGGGATCTTCCGGCGTTCGCGCGTTCCAAAGCCGCTGCTCGGCCATTTCGATGCAAGCGGGATAGCCGCGGCGGGCCGACCATGCTCCCTCCGACCAGCGGTGCGTGGCACTGTCGACGCAGGGCTTGGGGATCCGGCGGATCACGTCGGCGCTGACCGTGTTGCTGTCGGTAAATCCGGTGACCCGGACCAGCCCGAAGAAACCGGAGATGTATTCGTAGGAGATGGATTTCGAGAAATCGGTGCGACGGGTGCCGCTGCGATGCGTCGGAGGGTTGATGCCGGTGTTGGTGCCAGCCGCGACGCGAAAGATCGCATCGTCGAAGTGCACAAGATCGTTGACCGCGCATGTCGCGTTGCCGACCCAGAGCGGCACAGCCGTGATGTCATTGACCTCGATGCGGATCAGCGAACCGACCCAATCGGCCGAAAAAATGTTCCCGGCACCGTTCAGGGTGATGGAGCCGGTTTCGGCCGAGCACTGGATGGTTTGGCCCGTGTCGACATTCTGCGGCCGGAACGGCCCGAGATTGAGCGGGGCGGCTGCGATCGACCAATTGTCCAGCGCGAAGCGCGATAGCCTCTGCATTGGCTGCCGGCCGTCGACGATGTAGACCACATCCTTGTCCTGCACCCATTGCAGGTTCGGCAAATCCGCCTCGGTATAGGGCGTGGTCAGCTCGTAGGGCGAGCCGCCGCTCTCGACCAGCGCGCCATAGCGCCAGACGCGCATCCGGCCGTCGGTGAATTCCAGGCTCAGCGCATCGTTGGCCGCGAACTCGAAGGGGATGCGCCGCGCGGGCAGATCGTTGCGCGTGTTGCCGCGATACAGGGTGCCCGGCGCCCGCGTGAACCCGCCCTGGCGCAGGGCCAGAAACCCGCGACACTTGGCCAGGCCGGTCTGGTAGCGCTGGAAATCCGGACGGGCATGCAGAAGCGGATCGATCTCGCCCGAGGAAAACGCGTTCTGGAACGGCCGCGAGCGGGTCACCAGGTCGCCTCCTGTGCCCAGTCCGGCTGCATCTCCCGGCCATCGAGCCGGGCATGCGAGGCGCTGTGCCGGTCGGCGTTCCAGGCCGCGGCGATCGCTTCCTGCAGATCGAGTTTCAGCTCGGACCGCTTGGTCCGGGACGAAACGTATTGCGGCGCCAGCCGCACCGCGAGGGCCAGTGAGACGGCGGTCTGGAAGGACGCCGGCAGCAGGGCCTCGTTCTGGGTCAGCGCGGTGTAGCGAACCACCAGCTTCTCGGCCAGTTCCGACCGGATCTCCAACCCGTCCTGCCGCCACAGCGCACATGGCGCATAAACATGGCGCAGGGCCACGCAATCGGCCGGCAGCGCGTAGAGGTGGATCATGTCGGGATCGGTGGTGTCCGTTTCGGCCTTTTCGGCCAGCCCGGCCAGGCGGCGCGCAAAGCTCCAGTCATGAGCCTCGAGCACCGTCTTGAGCGCCAGCGTGTACTGTTCCCGCGCCGCCGACGCCTGCGGGCTGTCATCGGCAAACGATCCGATCGGCGCCAGTTCCATGTAGCGGAACGCCTGGGCGGCAATGGTGCTGGCGGCAATCGGTTGCGGCGCGGACATCGGACTGGCGGCCTCCGGTCTTCAGGCAGAAACGACAGGGCCGAAAACGGCCCCGCCGGGCACGTCAGTGGTGCAGGTAGTGAATGGCGAAGGGCATGTTGCCCGCGCCGGTGGCATCCGCCTCGGCATGCTTCCACAGCGCGATCATGCCGCCGGGATCTTCGGCCAGGCCGAGGACCTCCCACAGGCGCTTGCCGTGGTTGGCGTCGCCATTGGCGATCGGGGTGATCGTGTTTTCGGTCGCTTTGGTCTGGTCGATCAGGGCATCGCTGTCCGACCGGGTGCCGATCACGATCTGCGCGAACCCGTCGTTTTCGACATCGAAGAACGTGCCGGGCTGCAGGATGCAGTCGCTGGGCAGGTCGACGAGGTGGTACATCGAGGTGTTGCTGTCGTCGGCCGCGTTGGTCACGGTGCCGGTCGCCACGATCAGCCGCCCGCGCGCCTGCACCGGGTCGGGCGCGACGGATGCGTCGTCGAGATAGTCGTGGATCAGGTCGGATTTGCCTTCAACAATGGCCATGTCTGGGCCTCCTTGGGGTCAGTCTGTCGGGGATCGGAGGCCGGCTGCCCGGCCTCCGGGGTCAGCTGGGGATCAGGACTCGGCGCAGCGGATGACGCGGACGCCGCCATCTTCGACGCGCACGGCGTCGACATAGGCCGAGGTGTAGATGTAAGGCAGGTTCTTGGCGCCGGTGTCGTTCCACATCCGGCCCTGAACATCCTGCCACATGCCGACCACGATGTTCTTCTTCGACCAGACGGGGCAGAGCCGGTTGCCGCTGCCGTCGAGCGGCAGGCGGTTCGTTGCGATCCAGCCGATGCCCATCAGCATGGTGGGCTTGCCCGAGCGCAGCTGCTCGACCGCGAAGGCGTTGAGCGACTGGTTGGTCGCCGCGGCGATACCGATCAGATCGTCCACCTGTTCGGGCGTGATGGCGGCATAGAGCTCGTCATCGTCCTCCATGCCGAACTCGGCCTTGTTCAGCGCCTTCTTCACTTCGCGCAGCTTGTCCAGGGTAAGCCCGGCAGCGCCGGCCGCGATGTAGTTGCCGGCCGGCAGCGAGCTGACCGTTTCCTTGCGCTTGCCGCTGGTGGCTTTGCCCAGAATGCCGGAGCCCGAGACCGAGAACGTGCCATCGGCGTTCTTCTCGATGCCCAGGATCGTGTCGAAGACACCGCGCTCGACCGTGACGACCGAGTTGCGCACCAGGGACGAGGTGGGATCCATCGCCATGTCGAACTTGTCGACCGTGTCGCAATACTCGCCATCCTCGATGACGCCGGGACGGACCAGCCAGCGCCGGCTGCGCGGCGTCGGGTTCTCGGGGTTCCGGCGGCTGCGATCCTCGCCGCGGATGTATTCCTTGGCGCCCAGCAGGTCGGCAACCGACCGCGCCTCGCCGGTGGCCGGCACGATGGTCACGGCCGGACGCAGGCGGTTCTGCTTCTGCTGCGCCACCATCTGGACGTTGTCGGAATAGGTGAGCTTGTGGTGAGCTTCTACGAGCTGTTCAAAGGACACGGGCGTCCCTCCTCTCGAAAAATCAACGGTATTGGTGAGATTTCGGAGGGGCCGCCCGGCAAGTCCGGACCCGCACCTGGTCGTATCGTGACCTGCGCGCCGGGGCTTGTCCCGGTGTCAGACGGACCCCGAAAATAAGGGGCCACCCGTCAAAGGCGATTTGATCCGGATTTTTGGCGGAAAGTCAAGAGGCATTCAATATCTAGCGGGGCGCACTGGCCCTAGATGTGTGATCGGCCAAAGCTCGCATATATTGTGGAGAAACTGCAGATACCCTCAGTCAGGGCATGGTGATCATTTTTTCGGCAGGTCACGCCTTGGGCAGGTTTCGCAGCATCTCCGCGCGGAATCTGGCGCAGAACTTTTCGTTCAAGTCGGAACTCTGCTTCTTGATACCGGGCGCAGAAACCTTCGCACCGCTGGGGTCCAGTCCAAAGTGCCTGAAAACCCGTTTGATCTGCAACAGTGGCCTTTGCTCAAGGTCTTCGTAGGCAACGTCCAGCTTCGGGATTTGCAGGATAGAGCAGATTTCTGTGATCCGCCCGTTTTCCGCATTGATAGATTGCATCCTGCCGAGGATATCCGCCGCATCGTACTGGACATCATCGCCCACTCCCTGATGTTCGCTCGTCCACTTCTTTGTCTGGTCGGCTATTGAGAAGGACACTGCCTGCGCTATGACGTCATGCCGCTGAATGTGCACAACACGAACGCCCCGGAACAGGCCAAAGGCTCCGTATCTGTGCAGCATGGCAATCTGGGACGATGATGCCTTCACGCCGAATATCTTGGCGTCCTTGTTGAACCTGTTGTGGAGTACAGAAAAGAACTTCAAAACGTCGATCTTTTCGTGCCTTTTCGCGATTCCCCTGACAGCGCCATCGTTCAGGTTCTCACCGATCCGACCAAATTCACCAGACCGCCGCATGTAGTCGGCCAACAGGTTTGATCCTGATCTGTTCGTGAAGGCCACAACGGCTAGGTCGCAATCAAAAACCGGGCCGCCAGAATATGGCACGTGCCCAAAAACCTCATCGGCTGCCCTGTCATGACCGGAGAGAAATCTGTTCGCGTCGACCTTCATTGTTCGGGGCTGGCTCCTTGAACTCAAACAGCTCCCTTTTCATCTTTTCGACTTCGTACCGCAAGGCCATATTTGCCTAGATCATCGGATTGAAGTATCAGCCCGGAACGCCTAATTACTTCACTTGTGGAGCGAACCAGGCAGTCGGCAAAGGGATAGAGAGTTGCAACTTTGGACGGTTAGCGAGTTCCTGCGGGAGAGGATGAACGACACCCCAGAAGTCGACTGGACGACTGAAGGAGCGCAGACAACCCTGCAGGTCATGTTTGCTGACGACGACGAATGGTCCGTTGAAGAAGCCGAAGAGAGATTTCAGGCAGCTGTGCGCTACATCAAGGCTGGACGGTCGAATCTTTGATTATTGCCTCCAGCTCCGCCATAAGCGAGATGCCCCGACCATAAGGCCGGGGCATACGATCAATTTCCCATTTGAGGCCGAACTCACCCGGCCGCCAGCTTCCGCAACTGATCCATCTTCGGCTGCAGCCTTTTGATCTCGGTTTGGTCGCCGCTCTCGACGGCCCTGTACCATGCGCCGTCCTTTGACTGCATCTTGGCCAACTCGGCGCGGGCATCGGCCGGCGTGGTGCCCAGGGTGTTGCCGCCCTTGTTCAGACCCGCGGCGCCGTCCTCGCCCATCAGCTCGCCGATGGCGGCGAACATCCGCATGGTATTGGCGTCGCCCACCTTCGGCTTCAGAACCGCCGCCAGGTTGGCGATACCCTCGGCATCGAGGCCGGCCGCCTCGGCGACGACCGACGCCGCCTGCTGCGCCTGCGCCACCTTCGCCCCGTACTGGTCGCCCCAGTCCTTCTTCAGATCCGCCTGCAGCTGGTCGTTGGCCGCCTGCAGCTCGGTCTCGGCATCGGCACTCAATTTCAGCATGGCCTGGGCCTGAAGGTCCGAGAAGGCCTGCAACGCGTTGCCGCCGATCCCGTGTTCATGGGCGATCTTGCGCGCCTCGGCCTCCAGGTCCTTGTTCCAGGGCAGATCCTTGGGCCAGTCCTTCGGCGGCACGATCTCGTATTTCTCGGGATCGTCGGGAATGCCGAACATATCGCCATTGGCACGCATCCACTCGGCCACGTCCTGGTCCTTTGTGGGCCGGTCCATCAGCTGGTCGGCCGGCTTGCTCAGCTTCCGCTGCGCGGCGATCTCCATGTCAGTCAGCTTGGCGACCGCCTCGACGGGATCCTCGACGGTCAGGCCCATCCGGGTCAGCGAGGTGCGCTGTTCATCGGTCAGCCCCTTGCCTTCCCACCAGCGCTGATCTCCGCCGTCCGAGCCGCCGCCGCCATCGGCTCCGCCACCGTCACCGACATCACCGGTACCATCGCCATCCCCGCTGGCGTCGCCACCATCCCCGGCGCCACCGCCAGCGCCATCGTCATCCGGCGCCCAGACCGGGCGCGGCATCGTCATCAGGTTCCAGAATTCAGGCTTCATGGCTCGTTTGCCTCCATCAGTTGGTTGAGCTCGTCGTAGGAAATTCCGCCCTGGGCCAGCAGCAGGAGGGCCAGGTCGCGCTTGCCGGCCTCATAGGCCAGCCGGTAGGGATCGATCGGCGCCGCCTGCGGCAGGCCATCGACCATCTCGACAGGTTCGGCGACCATCACGCCCCCCAGCCGGGCGACATCCGCCGCCAGGTCATCGTCTTGCTGGAACGCCCGACGCCAGCGCCGCGCGACATTCGCCGCGGCGCGGTCGTTGCTGCCGAATACCGAGCGCAAGACAGCAATGCGGTCAAAGATCATGGGATGCTCCGGACTTGGCGATGCAGGTGGCCGCGGCCACCGCACGGTTGCGGCAATGCAGCTGGGCGTGGAGAAGACCGTGCACCAGCCGCTCATCTTCCTGCGGCAGGCGATTGCCCAGGATGGACACCAGCACATCCGCCAACGCGCCCTGTTCGTGCAGCGCCTCGGCGATCTCTTCGGCCTTGTCGAATGTGAATTGATCAATCATTGGAAAGTCCCCTTTCGATCAGAGCCCACGGCAGGATCCGGCCGCGCGCGGCGACACGTCCCAGCGTGAGCGAGGAGACAGGGGCAAACGCCCCGGAAAGTGACCGAAACAGCGGCACATGCTCCCCGCCCGCCCAACGGGTGCCGTGGAAAACCGGCAGGGGATAATTCGCGATGAACAGCCCGTCATTGCGGCAACGCAAACCCTGGTCGGTCAGGCTGTCGTCGCGGTTGGCCCGCGCGGCATCGCCGGGATCGTCTTGGACAAACTGCTCCGCCGTCACTGACCACCCCCCTGCCCTTGCCCTGCAGCCGCGGCCTGGGCGAGATCCTTGACGACCCCACCACCGGCCTGGGCGGCCTCCATCATCTGGGCCGCCTGCGCCTGCTGGGCGCGCGCCTCGGCCGCCTGGTCGGCCACCTCGCGCGAGTGCAGGATCGATGCCGGCACCGACGGGCTGGCGTCGTGCAGCGCCTCGATCAGCGCGTCGTCGTTGATCCGGTCCATGTAGCGCGGCTTGACCTGGGCCAGCGGCACGATGTCCCGCAGGAACCCGCGGATCGCCTGCCCCTCGGAGGCGCGCAGCGCCATGGTCGCGGCCGACTGGTAGCGCACCTGCAGCGGCGTTCCCTCCGGCACGCCCTCGGGTGGCGGCGGGATCTGGCCTGCGCGCCAGAGCATGCGGAACCGGCGTTCGACCTTGCGGGCGGCGTATTCCTCCATGATCCGGTCGGCATGAGGCGCCCAGTTGCGCAGGCGGGCCTCCTCGATGATCCGGTTCTCGTCGTCCGAGATCCCCGTGCGTCCGGTCAGCGACATCACCGAGTAGTAGAACGCCTCCTTGATCGCCTCGACCGTGGCGCGCTGGTGCTCGACCGTCAGGCCGATATTGCCGACGCCGTCCATGTTGCGGATCAGCGGATCGCCCCGCATGTTCACGCCGCCATAGACCACCGCGCCGGGCCGGAACGTGCCGTTGAGCGGCACCGTGTTGCGATCGGGCGCCAGCTTGGTCGGGTCGGCGGCATATTGCGCAGCCCGGATCGTGGCGTCGGTCATGCGCTGGTTCACCCGCGCCGACGGCAGCGCGATGTAACCCGGCCCGGTGCCGTAGGTGAAGCCGCTGTCGACATCCCAGCGCGGATAGTAGAACGGCATCTCGTCATAGCCCTTCACCCGGACCAGCGTATCGCCCAGCTCGCAGACATGGTGCGACAGCCAGCGCTTGCCCTTGGGCCCCAGCTTGCCGGCCTGGAAGCTCTCGTTGCGCAGCACATGGTGGAACCAGGCGTGTTTCTCGGTCTCGCCCTTCTCGGCCAGCTCGGCCACCTTGGGCGGCACGTTGTCCCGGCCGAACTCGCGCACCGCCGCCCGCGGGGTCAGGTGGAACTTGCGCACCGCCTCGACCACCCGGCCGTGGAAGTCGATATCGACCACCACCTCGGCCAGGCTGATCGTCACGTCGATGAAGCCGCGCCGGTCGGGATCCACCTGGTCGTATCCGGCGGCGTTGCCGAAGGCCGAGATGTCGGCATAGGCCTGGTAGCTGGCGGGGTAGAAGCTCGACATAGAGGGGCTGAAGGAGTTCATCACGATCCGCGTGACCTGGTCGTTCCACTCGGCCATCGGCTGCCAGTTGTTCAGCTCCTGGTCGGGCGTCTCCAGCCCCGCCCAGCGGTTTGCCGGGTTGGTGATCCCGGCATAGATCCCGGCGGCGAAATTGCCATGCGCGATCACCGGTTCCGAGCTGAGCGGCTTTTCCAGCTGGCGCAGCGTCGGGCTGTCGATGCCGAACCCGCCGCGCTGCGGCCGGATCAGGCGCGCGATGTCGGACCAGTCCTGGTCGAACTGGTTTCGCTCGATCTTCAGCTCGTCCCAGCGCCGGATCGCCTCCTGCGCGCGGGGATCCTTTTCCGTGATGGCGTCGGGTTTCATGCGGGCTCTCCCAGCTTGGCGCTTGACGGGATGCCAAGCGCGCTGGTCAGCACGTTGGCGGCCGCGCCCGCCCGGCGGCGGCGCAGGCGCGCTTCCATGTCGGCGGCATCGCCCGCCTCGGCCGAGCGGGCGGCCGGGATCAGCTGGGGCGCCGCGACGGAGGGCGCTTTAGGGGTTCTCATCATGCACATGGGCTCAGTCTCCTGTCTTCAGGGTTGGGTCGGTCCAGGCGAATTGGCGGAAGGTCGCGCGGCCATCGGCCCCGAAACCCGGCATGTCGGCCTCGTGGACAAAGCCACAGGCGGAAAGGAAGCGGCTGGCGCGCGGATGGCCCGCATGGGCGCGCGCCTCGACGCGGTGGATGCCCAGATCGGCGCACCAGCCGGGCATCTCGGTCCGGATCCGGCGGCAGGTCGCCACCAGGGCGCGGGCATGGCGCCGGTGCGGCCGGGCCAGCAGGGCGGCCTGCGCCACCCCGGCCTGCCCGGTGTTGCTGACGGCCAGCACCGCAAAGGGCTGGCCGGCAAGACGTTGATCGCGCAGCACCAGGCTCAGCACGCAATGCGGCTGCAGCGACCGCCAGTCGGCGAAGAGCGCCAGGTGCGAGGCATACCCGCCCCGTACCAGCTGCGCCTCGACCAGGTCGTCGCCATCGAGGCAGGACAGAACCGCCATCGCCACGTGATCGTCATAGGGCTGCGCGAGGATCATTACTCGCCCTCGACAGCTGAGGCCTTTTCGGCGGCCAATTCTGCCTTGAGTTCGGCTGCCCGCTTGTCGAGCATCCACGCCCAGTCTTCGGTGTAACCCAAGCTTTTCGAGCAAGTCAGCCCAAGTACGTTCTGCACTGCATCGAAAGCCTCCGCGCGAGGGCGGAGTTCAGCCACCTGTGCACGCAGATTTTTGATTTCGGAGCTGGCGCGCTCCATCATCTCAACGGCTTCCTGCTTTTCCATCAGACACCCCCTTTCAGAAGTGCCCGTCGCGCCGCCTGACCCCAGTTGGTCACGGCGCCGCGCTGCCCGGCGGTCGAGGTTGCGGTGATCCCGGCCAGGCGGATCCGGCTGCCGGCGGTGCCGGCCTCGTCGAACTTGGCGCCCTCTTCGGCCTCCCAGCGATGCACCAGGTTGGACAGGTCGCCCCGCCCGTACTCCGCCAGCTCGTCGGCCAGCCTCCGCAGCCGCGCCAGATCCAGCTTGCGCTTGCGCGGCGCCTTCTTCGCGGCCGGTTTCGCCGCCTTTTTCGTGGTCATTGCATCCCTCCATAGGGTTCCAGGACATTCCATCCCGTTGTCAGCCCGCCTTGATCGTCCCCGGTCAGGCGCGGGCCGCCGTTGTGGCCCATCCGGGCCGGTGAACCGCCGGGGCGGCGTCTTGCATAGGGCGACGTGCCATCGCCGGAATGCCCGCTCAGCAGCAGGTATTGCAGCGCGTCATGCACGTTGGCCTCGGTGAAGCTCTTGTCGGGGATTTTGCGCTTGTCGCCATGGGCGTCGGTGTCGTCTTTCCAGACGTACCGCGCCTCGAAACCCCGGATCAGGAAACGGCAGGACGGATCGATCAGCAACCCCGGCTCGCCGGCCTCCATCGGCGCCTCGAGAGCGGCGCGCACGGCCTCCAGGCGCGGCTGGATCCGGTTCGTGCCGATCACCTGCGGGCGCACCGTGAACTCACCCGCACGGCCCACCATGAGGTTCCATGTGGCGTTCTCGTCGGCCGCCTGGGACGCCCCGTGCTCGCCGGCCATGTCGCCATAGCCGCTTTCGATCCGGATCCCCGGCCAGCGATCCTCGATCAGGTCCGCCAGGCGCTGGCCGAAGACCTGCGCCATCAGCCGTTCTTCGGGAAAATGCAGCTCGCCCAGGATGCGCCAGCGGTAGAACCCGGCGCATTGCGCGATGACGGCCGCGCCCTTGAAGCCCTGGTCGAGACCGATCAGCAGCGGCAGGCCCGCGATCGGCGCCAGCGGCGTGTCGCTCACGTGCACCCGCCGGCTGAATTCACGCTTCCAGACCGGGTCGCCCACCCGCATGTAGGTGATCTTGTTCCGCACCAGCCGCTCGACCATGTCGCCGCGTCCGGCCAGCTGCATCGAGGCTATCTGGCGCGGGTAGTAGCTGGCGCTCAGGTTCTGCAGGTTTTCGCAGCCCGGCTCGCCATAGCCCGGCTGGTTGCAGAACGCGATCGTGATCGGTCGGACGGTGACGGGGTCGCGGCCTTCCTTGCGGGCACGGGCGCTTTCGTCCTGCTGCATCGCATCGGTCAGCTCCTTGCCGAGCCGTTCGCGCGCCTCGGTGTCATGGAACACCTTGAAGGTCCAGTTGTCCTCGTCAGGCGCGTTGAAGTCGCCGACGATCTGGCCATAACTCTGCAGCTGCAGGGGCAGGCCCGCGAAATGCTCGCGCGCCGGCCAGCGGTCGATCCGACCGATGCCGACCGTCAGGATCTCGACCGGCATGGTATCGGCCTCGTTGAGGACGATGTCGGTGGTCTGCACGCCGCGCATCGAGGCGATGATGTCATCGCCGAAAGCCATGAACTCGGCCACGAACTCGATCGGGCCATGCGCATCCTCGAACCGGATCACATGGGTCACCGGGTCGCCGCGCCCGCCCGACCACTTGCCCAGGTCTTTCGGGAAGCTCTCCAGGTAGCTCGGGATCGTTGTCGACCACAGCTGGCGATAGGTTTCGCGGATGAACAGCACCTTGTAGCGCCGCACCCCGTCGATCACGCTGCGCGGCATCTCGATGGCCCGGCGCAGACGGGATTTCATCAGCGTTGTGGTCTTGCCCGAACCGACCGGGCCCTGGATGCCGATCACGTCGTCGTTCGACCAGTAGAACCGCTCGGCGATCGGGCCGGGGAACGTGACCGTCTCGACATCGGGCAGTTGACCCGCGGCGAATTCCCCGTTTAGGCTGTCAATTGCCTCTTTCGCCCCCTGCCCCTGCAGCGCCGCGATTTGATCGTCCGTCAGGCCCTTGGCCGCCGGATCGGAGACCGCCCCCCGCACCCCCTCGGGCGCAGCCCGAACGACCCCCCAACCCCATCCGTCGAACCCAGCAATCGCGCTCATTGGCCAACCTCCGGGTCTGCCAAAAAGCTGTACGGGGTCGGAGAGACCCCTCTCGACCCACCGGGCAGGACCCCCCCCGGGGGGGTCGAGGCGATCCGCGATGCCAGCGCGGCGCGGGTTCGATCGAGGCCTGCCCTGGTCGCGACCAGGCGGCGCACTGGCTGATTTTCAATCAGCAGGTTGGCCCGGTTTTTTGCCTGTTTTTCAGTCACTTGGCGTCTCCGTCCGAATTCTCGTCGGTCGGACGCTCGATACCATCCGTGCTAACGTCTTGTTTTTGCTCAATTTCATGCGCCACGTCCGCAGGCACCATCCGACCGCTGATCCGGGGCGATTGCGGCGTCACATCGCGCGCCTGGGCGGGTGCCGCCGGCACGTTCACCGTCACCGACTGCTGCACCACGGTGTCGGGCGAGGCCTTCGGCGTGCCATAGGGCAGCAGGGCGTCGGCCGCGCGCAGCTGGGCCGCGTAGATCTGCATGAACATCGAGATCCGCTGCTCGGGCTGCGCCACCTTGTCGCCCTGGCCGCCATACGCCCAGGTCAGCACCTGGTCGGCCTTGGCCATCGCCGTCAGCATCGCATCCTGCCCGCTGGCCAGCCCGGCGATCTCGGCCAGCACGTCCTCGGGCATCCGGTAGCCACGCTCGGCCAGCCACTTGCGCAGCTGGCTCGACCCCTTGCCGAGCGCACCCTTCGGCCGCCCGACATTCCCGGATCCCGCCTCGACCGGCGTCCGGCCCGGCTCATCCGCCAGCAGCGCCAGCTGCTCGCCAGCCTGCCGCGCCGCATCCAGCCGCTCGGCCGCCTCGCCGGCCAACCGTTCGAAGGAATTGCGCACCTTGGCCATCAGAAACCCCCTTTTCTATTCGAAAACAGAGGGTTAAGAGATGGCCGGCGTTGACCCACAACGCTGCCCACAACGGTTTTCCGGCCATTTTCGGCACCGTTGTGCCTAGCGTTGTGGGCTATTCCCTCTTTTTCTCTTTCTTTTTCAAGGAGATAAGAAATAGGCACAACGGCACAACGGGAAACATGGGTGTCCCATACGCGCGCGCGCGCCCGAGCGCACACACATGTAGGCGGCTCAATTTCGCCGTTGTGCCGTTGTGGGGTGACGTAAGCTGTTGATTTCGTTGCGAGATAACCCACAACGCAGGGCACAACGGGAGAGGTGTCAATTTGTGCGCCGTTGTGCCCCAGACCCGCGCCTGCGGCGCCTGATCGCGCGTCAATGATGGCACAGGCCGGGGTGCGGGGAAAGCGCATAATATCGCGGTGAAACAGCAGGTTGCGCGCCATCACATGAAATCCTCGATCTCGTCGCTCGGGGCACCAGCCGCAGGCGCCTCGCGATCCATCGGGAACGTCATCAGGCCGGGAATGGATTTGAGCGGCATCAACGTGCCGCGCGAGCGTATCCCGGCCAGTGTCAGGGGGTTCGGGGTGAGACTGGCGCCAGGCACGCGGCCGGCCGATTGCTTCCAGACGCCGCCGGCCCAGTCGCTGTTCCGGAACAGATCCTTCAGGCCCTGGATCTGCGCGTTGCAAATGAACAGCGACGGCGGATCGTTGTGAACCACCCGCAGCCCGATCTTGGCCAGCAGCGCGTTGGCCCTGCCCATCCGGCCGGTGCGGTCGTCGATAGCGCTGGCGTCGCTCAGATGGTCCCTGAGCGCGTCGGGCGCACCCGGAAGGCCGGCTGCGGCCATGACCCACTGGGCGACCGTCCACTGCTCGCCGCGCCGCCAGGGATCGTAATGGTGCGACAGCAGGTACAGCAGCATCGCCTCGCTGTCGTTGGTGGTGTCGTCCCGGTCCGCGGTCACCTGGAACGCGGCTTTCCGGGCCCAGCCGGCGCGCGCCGTTTCGCCGGCGATGTCCTCGCCGATCGCCATATCCGCCAGCGCCAGCACCGGCGTCCAGTTGTCGGCGTTCCGCCCGGTCACGCCGGCCAGCTCCAGCGACTGCCGCCAGGCGGAATAGCGCTCGGGCCAGCCGGCCCAGCGATCGATCAGCCGCCGCCGCAATCGGGCACCGCGGTCGCGCCATGTTCTGGGCTGCAGCTTCAGCCCGGCCGTGCCCTCGGGCAGCGGCTCCAGCTCCAGGCGGATCAGACGCTGGACATCCTGCGTCTTCATCACGCCCGGGATCAGGATCGAGGAGAACAGGAAGGCCGAGAACACCTTGCCGCCAACCCCGCTCTGGTCCGAGGATCCGCGCAACCACTCGCCGCCCGAGGCCGCGACGCGCGCCAGGGCGATCATGTCCCTTTCCTTGGTGCTGCGCTCGTCACCGGGCTCCAGCTCGTCCACCGAAACCGGCAGGCTCGACTGGCCCAGCTGCGAGGTGATACCGCTCTTCGTGGTATCGGTGGTCTGGATGACGCCGCCATCGTCCAGCAGGAAGCCCAGAAGTTTCTGGAACTCCGATTTGCCGGCACCCGCCGGCGCCAGCATCCAGAACACAGGTCGCCAATCCAGCGCACCGCACAGCATCATCACGCAGATCATGCCCAGCGTCAGGAACGGATGCAGGTCCGGCTGCCGCCAGTTCCAGCTCTCCAGCGTGTCGAGAATTTCGGGCACCGGATCGGGTCCGGGATCATCCGACGGATGCGGCATCGGCGGCAGGGCGGGGTAGATCTTCTTGCCGATGCGGCCGGGCTTTTGCAGCTCGCCACCCACCAGTACCGCGTCGCCCAGGTGATAGATCAGCTGGCCGTCGTCGTCCGTCCAGGCACCGACACCGCGCACCGCTCCCTTGGGGTTCAGAACACCGCATTCGGTTACCGCCTCCCACATCACCATGCTTGCGTGGGTCTGGTCGAAACGTTTGTGATCGCGCACAAAATCGTCGCCGGACTTCTTCCAGACCGGGAAATGATGGCGCAGCTGCGGCAGGGCATGTCCGAACAGCGACTGGATGACCTGCCCCTCGAGCTTCTTTACCGCGCGGATCTGAGAGCTGACATCGAGGAAATAGGCGTAATCGCCGTGGACCCCCAAAGGCGTGACCGGACAGTCGTCAAAGATTTCTCCGCGTTTTCGTGAGCCTCTGCCCCTTCCACCATCAGATCCCTGAGACGATCGATCCGCTTTTGCAGTTCGGGATCCGGCTTTTCTAGGTCCATCGTCCTTGCCCTTCTTCTTTTCGGAAACCTCGCCCGGCACCACCGGCGCGTCGGCCAGGTTGCGGCGCAGGGCCTCTTCGTCGATCGGCCGGGGTTCGGGGTCCGGCAGCCAGTCGTCGTTGTTCGGCTCGCTCATGCCCGCACCTCGCGGCGCTTGGCGCAGTTCAGCAGGTGCGGTCGCAGTTTGGGCGGGCACAGCTCCTCGCAGGGCTTGTCCGACCAGGTCGCGGTGCGGGCTGAGATCGCAACGGCGCCGCCGCACTCCCCGTCGAACCGCCAGAGGATGCAGACCAGGAACACAACCGTCATGCGGGCACCTCGTCCCGCTGCGGAGCCTCGATGCGCTGCAGCTGCTCCTCGAGGATCACCAGGCCGAGGGGTTTGCGGATGCGGTAGCGCTGGACAGGCTGGCACGGTCCCGGCTGCGACCATTCCCAGCTGTCGACATAGCCCTGCGAGGAGTTCGGAACGCCCGTGACCTCCCACCTGGCGGGATCGCTTTCAAACCCCGGCAGGACCGGCCCGACATAGCGTGCCCATGGATACTCGATGTGAACAAATTGCCCGACGCGCAGCGGACACCCGCTGCCATCGTGCTCGATCCAGGGACCCCACTCGCCGCTCATATCACCCGCCCCTCGAGCTGCGCCTTGCGCGCCTCGGCCTGGTCGGCGCTGGCGAGAAGATCGGCGGCCATCTTGCGGGCATCTTCCGGGGAAAGCGGGATCGCCGCGAAGCAGGTGTGATCGGTGTCGTAAAATTCGACGCTCACCGACTGGCAGGGGCAATCGGGCGGACAGTTGGCCAGCAAGACGGTCTCGGCAATGATCGGATCGCTCATGGCTGATCCCCCATCGCCCGGCCGCAATGCGGACATTACGGCGGACTGCAGGTCAGCTCGTCCACGCTGAACGAAACCCGCCAGCGCGGCAGGATGCCCATCCATCTCCCCAGCCGCCTTGATGACCTCCAGCACCAGCACCGTCGCCGTGCACACACCGGCGACGACAAACAGAAACGTCAGCACCAGCGCCGCGTCCCCGTCGATCATGATCCCGTTCATGCTGCCCCCTCTTTCCTCTGGCCCTGCACCGCGCGCAGGGCGTCGTTCAGATCCTTGCCGCCCAGCGGGTTCTGCCACAGGCGCACTGTGCGCCCGGCCTGCTGGTGCAGCTCGGCGGCGCGCAGCAGCTGCGCGCGCGCCTGTTCGTTCTCGTCGCGGTCAGCGACCAGCGTCACCTCGCTGACGTTCTCCGGCAGCTTCAGCGCGCCCAGGTTCGACAGGCTGATCGCGGCCACCGCCCGCTCGTCGGGCAGCAGCAGCGCCACGCTCAGCGCGTCCTCGATGCCCTCGGCCAGGTAGACCCGCGTGCCCGGCGGGCATTGCGGCAGGCTGGCGGGCTTGCCGCCGCGCGGGCCGCGCCCCCGCCAGATGTTGATGCCGGCGCCGGCATAGTCGCCCAGCACCTTCTTGGGCTGGCGCACGGGCGCCTTGTTCCAGACACCGTCGCGCCGGTCGATCGCCAGCCAGGTCCGGTGCACGCCGGTGAAATTGCCGCGCGCATCGCAGATCGCGGCGACCATGGCGGGGAACTCGGCCTCGATCACCTCGCCGGTCTCGGGATCCTCGTCGTAATACCGGCAGGCCGGGTGGAACCGGATCGCGCCGGGCTGCCGGCCGAGCCGGGCCAGGTCGATGCCCCGCCGGTCGCGCAGGTATCGGGCGACCGGCGTGTCGCGCAGCCGCTCCTGCGCCGACAGGAAGATCCGCTGCGCCGCGCGGGATCGTCGGGCCGCGTTCTCGCGATCCTCGGCCGCCTGCTTGCGCCGGCGCTCGGCCGCGGCCTGGGCGGCGCGTTTGCGGCGAGCAATGTCCTCGGCGCTGGCGGTCTGCAGACCCAGCCAGGCCCGCGCCTCGGCCAGCGCCCCCATGAGGTCGCAATTGCAGCTGAGCGCGACCAGGTCGAGGACGTCGCCGAACTCGCCGGTGGCATGATCCACCCAATTGCCGGCCCTGGGCCCGGTCATGCGGATGTAGAAGCTGCCGACGCTGCGGTCGGCCCGGCCGGGGTTCAGCGTGAAATAGAGCCCGTGATGGGTATAGGATCCCGGCGCCGGCGGGGCGTAGTGATCCACGACCCCCGCCAGCTGCGCCAGCAGCATGTCCTTGATCTGGTCGATCGAGTATGTCTGGCGGGCGGCCATGGGTCAGCCTCCGGACAGCAGACGCTGAACCTCGCGGATCGACACGCAAATGTCGGTTGCGAGCAATGCCATCAGCTCCGGCTCTTCGCCATCATTGGTCAGAATGATCGTGCGTTTGCCCTGACCAGCGAACCAGCCGGCTTCGAGATGAGCAGATCGGCCGCATGGAAGCACAAGCAAACAGGTATCTGCCCACTGCATTGCTCGCAGATCGCTCATGAAACCCGCTGCCGCGCGCGGATCAGTCAGCAAAGCCTCGCGATATTGCTCCGCTGTCCAACTTTCCCATCTCTCGTCGAGATCCGACCAGGAGAACCCGGATCGGCCGTGAAATGGATTACGGAAATCGTACACCTCGTGGCCGTTATTGCGCAGCAGGGCAACGATGTCCGGCTGATAGGGGTTTCGCCAGCTTGAGGCGACGTAAATCCGAGCCATTCAAGCCTCCACCGGCACGACTACCCAGTCATCGGCCAGCAGGTCGGCCTGCGACGCCACCCAACCCGGCTGCCACTGCTTCTGCGCAGTGAACATGGCGATATAGGGCTGGCAATCGAGCGGGGTGTCCTTGCCGATCCACTTCGCGGTGCGATCGTTGACCTTGCGTGCCGTGTCCTGCGTGTTGAACGGAGGCAGGTAGAGTGCCGGCATGAGAACGATAAACATCCCCGTGCCGTTCCAGCCACTACGGGCCACGGCATCGCCCATTTTCAGTGCCGCCAGCGCATCTTCAAATCTCATGTCAGCCTTCCCTTCTTTCTCTTTCAGCCCGCGCTTCCAGCTCGGCCAGCAGCGCGGATTTGGCGTCGTGGCTCATGACCTTGGGCAGAAGCCGTTGAAGGCGCGTCCAGCAGGTGCTGGCGGCGTAGCCGGTGGCCGCGATGGCCTGCTCCAGCCCCCCCCCCGGAGAGGAGGCAGCGCACCAGCGCCAGGTCGTATTCGGCGCACCATTTCACCGGCGGATCCGGCAGCGCCGCGATCTCGGCCGCGATCAGGGCGCGGTGGGCCTTTTCGGTGGCCTCGGACATCGCGCTCATTCCGCCGCCTCCTGCTGGCCTTGGGCGCGGTGGCGCAGGACGCGCAGCAGGCGCGCCTGGTGGTCGATCGAGCCCTTGTCGGTGTTCAGGTTCATCCAGCGCCCGACCGCCTCGGTCTTGGCGATGCCCAGCTCCTCGGCTGCGGCGAACGCACCTGCACCTTCCGCCAGCAGTTCGGCCAGGCGCAGATCGCGCGCCGGCGACCAGCTGTTGCCGTATCCCAGCGCGTTCAGGTGCATGTCGATCTCGCGCTCGGCAGCGTTCAGCGCGTCCGGTGGCGCAGGCTCGGGGTCCGGTTTGTGGTCGGCAGCGGCAGCGACGAGCCCCGGGCCTGACGCTGGTTTTGTTGGCCTCAGGATCTCTTCATCGGCGAGATCTTCGGCGCGGGCCTGTATGGCCTCGATCACATCCTTGCTGCGCTGCCTCAAGTTGGCCAGCTGTTTGGTCTTGCGGTTCAGCCGTCGGGCCACCTCGGCCGGCGCGATGCCCTGGGCGAACTGCGCAATTGCAATCTCGCGTTCCTCGTCGCTGAACGGCCCGGTGACCAGCTCCGGCGGCGGGGGAACCTCCGCCGAAGCTTCTGGCATCGTCGGTATCTCGGCGGGCACCTCGATCTCGTGGACCAGCTCGATCCGGCCCACAATCGCCACGGCCTGCCAGTCATCGAGATCCACGCGCAGGATAATGAACCCCGTCTCGTCGCGCACCAGCTGCGGTGCGAAACCCGCCTTGCGCAGCTTGCCCTCGGCCCAGGCCAGGTCGTTGACCGCCTCCAGCCGGGCCTTTGCGCACTCCATGTGCTGCGCGGCCTCGCGCCGCAGCTCCTCGATCGCGCTCATGCCGCCGCCTCCCGCTTCGAGATCACCTCCTGCGCGCGGGCCATGCGCCATTCGGACCAGGCGCACACGGCGGCCGAGGCCTTCAGGTGCGCCCAGGCGCGATCGGGGCCGTCACCGGCCTCGACCAGGCGTTCGGCCGCCTCGATCAGCGGCACGACGCGGCTGTGGGCGCGCGAGGCATGGGGCAGCGTCTCGGTCAGCATGCCCAGCCAGAAACCCTCGCGCTTCCTGTCTGCGATGCGGTTGGTCACCAGCGCCGTCAGGGCCGAGGCCAGCAGGTGATCCTGCGAGGTGAGTTGCGGTTCAGCCATAGATATCCCTCCGTTGACTGTCAGGCGGTTCGGGGATGTTCAGCGTGTCGATGTAGCGGCAGAGGTCGCGGCCCAGCTCGGCCAGGCGCACCGGGTCGCGGGCATGCACCCGCGCGTCCAGCGCGAACCCCTCGATCGCGCGGCGCAGCGTCAGCGCAACATCGAACATGGCCGCCTGCGCGCGCAGCCGCTCCAGGTCGGCCATGTCCAGCGTGCCGGCCTTGGCACTCATGCCCGCCGAGAACGCGGCCAGGCGCAGGGCGAGCTGCGGATCACCGGCCATGGCGGGCCTCGGAATGGAAAAGGCGGGACGGAACGGACGGGGAGGTCGACGCCCCGCCCCGCAGGTGCGCCGGTGGAATCGCAAACACCGGCGTCGCAGGTCGCGCACGCGGATATGCGCGACAGGCATTCATTGGGCGGCCACCTGGGCGGGATTGGCTTCTGCGACAAGCGCCTCGATCTCGGCACGCGGCGCGCCCCAGATCAGGTGATCGGCCGTGAGCGGGATCCCGTTCTTGGCCGCATGCGCCAGCAGCCGCCGGTTTGCATCGGGCGGCATGTCGCCCGGCCGGCGCCAGGCCGAGCCGTTGACCCAATTGTATGCGGCCTTGGGCTTGTAGCCGATCAGCGAACCCAGCGATTTCCGGGGCGCGATCAGCCGTTCGCATACTTCCAATGGTGTGAGGTGGTCACTCATGACCCCAGATGTAGCGGCCGCCCACTACAAATTGCAATACCAATTTTGTGATTTTCACTCTAATTTTTGTAGTCATGGGTGCCTACTTGTCGGCAATGGATGACAAGTGGTTCAAACAGCGGCAGAAAATCGCAGGCGTTACCGCCGAAGATATTGCCGCCGAACTCGGACGTGACCGCTCGGTCGTCTCGCGCATCTACACTGGCCGACAAGCCATGTCCGCTGCGCAGGCCAAGGTTTTCGCCAGGGTCCTCGATGTTCCGCTTGCCGAAGTCATGAAGCGCGCCGGCGTTCTGGACGAGGACGAAGCCCGCGAATTGCAGCCCGGCTTCTCCGATGGCGATGCCGTGCCGTTCATGTCCAAGCTTGGATCGAACCACAGCATGATCGGGGTTATCTCGGCATTCGGCGGCGACCGTCCCGGTGTGGATACTTGGATTGTAAAGGGAAACTCAATGATCCTGGGCGGCTATCTGCCCGGCGACCGCCTCTTGGTCGACACCCACCAAAGTGAGACATGCAGCGCCGGCGATGTAGTGATCGCCCAGAGTTATGACTGGCAATCGGGCGGCGCCACAACCCTACTGCGGCGCTTCGAGCCACCTGTCCTGGTCGCGGCCAGCCCAGATCCGGAAGACGGTCGCGTTCTGGTGGTCGATCGGAACAACGTCCTGATCCGCGGCAAGGTCATCGCCAGCTGGCGCAACTAATGCGCTCGTTTCGTGACCGACAAATGCGGCACAAATCCCTTTGTGTCACGAAATCTCCAATCCATTAACCACAAGAACGAAGCCCCTGATCTGCCCGGCACGACGCCCGCGTGCCACGTCCGGCGCGCACGAAATGTGCGCTTTCGCCCACTCCTACGGACGTCTCCCTTACTCCTCGCGTCACCTTTTTTGTGATTTTTACCTTTTTTGCGTTGACAGTCAGGGGTAGCAACTCCTAACTCTTGGGTCACAACCAAGAGGAGGAACATCATGGCACACCCTGTCGAGCAGACCGTGCCCCGCGCCGTCCCCGGGCCGATTTCGGATGAGAAGCTCGAGATGGCCATCCGCTCGGCCGAGGCGCTCGAGGGCGACTGGGAAGACCAGAAGCCCGAGGAGCTGGGCGCCCATCTGAACCTGATCAGCATGGTCGCCGCCCCGCTGCTGCGCGAATGCCTGCACCACCGCCGCGCATTGCGGGTGATCCAGGACATGGCCGCCCCCGACAACGTCACCTTTCTGACCTGAGTTGCGCTTGGGGGCCGCCCGCGAAGAGCTGCTCGCCTTCGCCCCCGCCATCACTCACACCCGGCCGGCAGGCGGCACGTCCGGGACGCCACACAGGATCAACCGACCATGATGACACTGGCACTGGCAATCATCGGCGCAATCTCGATCGTCTCCAGCCTGGCCTTCCTGGCGATCATGGCTTTCGCCGAGAAGCGCACGCCCTGGCCCGAGAACCACCCCGAGGTCCAGGACGATTTCCGCGCCGCAATGGAGCGCAACCGCCACGTCCAGGAAAGGATGGGCGAATGACTTTCATCACTGCAGACGCCGTGGCCGAGATGGTCGGCTTCGAAACCGCCGCCGGCTTCCTGGCCGCCCGCCGCCGGCTGGAGCGGCAGGAGGACTTTCCGCCGCCCATGCCCACCTGCCAGCGCCCGCTGAAATGGCGCACCGACGCCGTCCAGGCCTGGCTGGACACCGCCGGCATCGCAAACCCGGCCGCGCCGACCCCGATCGGGGCCAACGTGGTCCTTCTCGAAGAGGCGCGGAAGGCATGAAGGCCTCCGAACTCATCGCCCGCCTGACCGAGCTGGTACACGTGTATGGCGACCATCCGGTGACCGGGTCGGTCGCGGAACGCACGGTCGCCGACATCTTCCTCATGGACCAGGACGGCGACTTCACCGATTTCGACGAAAAGCCGGACAGCCAGGTTCGGGAATACTGGCTGACATCATGAAGCCGCGCGCGCCCATCTCCCAAAAGATCCCCGGCCTGCGGCAACGCGCGCGCGCCGATGGCAGCTGGCGGATCTGGTGGGAACCCAATGCAGGCGCGCGGGCCCTGGGCTTCGAGCCGGTCGAGCTGAGCGCGGACAAGCTCAGCTGGTCGGTGCGCCGCGCCACGGAGCTGAACGAGGACGTCGCCCGCAAGCGCGCCGGCGAAACGAAGACGCCCGTCACCTCGACCGGGCGCACCCTGGCCGCGCTGATCCACGCCTACCAGCGGGATCCGGAGTTCACCGACAAGAAACTCAAGACGCAGGCCAGCTATGCCCGCAACCTCCGGCTCATCGAGGCGAAATGGGGCAGCTACCCGGTGACCAGCTTCACCAAGCCGGTGATGCGGGAATGGTACGTGACGAACCGCGCCGCGCGGGGCGAGACGCAGGCCGTCGCACTGATCCGGATGATGTCGATCCTGTTCAGCTTCGCCGAGCTCAAGGGCTGGCGCGCCGAGGACAGCAACCCCTGCTTCCGCATCAAGATGAAAGTGCCGAAGCCCCGCCGCCGCATCGCCACCTGGGACGAGCTCGACGCCATCCTCGACGCCGCAACGACCTGCGGCCTGCGCTCGATCGGCACGGCCGTCCTGCTCAGCGCCCTGCAGGGCCAGCGCCAGACCGACGTGATCGAGGCCACCTGCGGCGACTTCCGCCAGGTCACGATCCCGCTCGGCCGCGCGCAACAGACGGTCTGGGCCTGGCAGGTCGACCGCTCCAAGCGCGGCACGCTGGGACTGATGCAGCTGCACCCGCTGGTGCTGGATCGCATCGAGGCCCGCCTGGCCGACGCCGACAAGGACGCACGGCTGCTGATCGAGGAGCGCACCGGCCAGGGCTATTCCGAAGACCTGTTCTGGTCGCGCTGGGGGGAGGTCCGCGCGGCCGCGGCCACGCACTGCCGCAGCCTGGACGGCCGAGACCCGCTGCAGTTCCGCGATCTGCGCCGCACCTTCGCCGTCTGGTCGCGCGCCGGCGGCGCCACTGACGACGATGTCGGCGACGTGCTGGGCAACACCGCCGCGCTCGATCCCCGGCTGCAGGACACCTACATGCCGGCGAGCTTTGCGACCTCGAGCCGCGCGGTGCTGTCTATCGAGAGGCCGAAAAAGAGGAAAGAGGCATGAGCAGCTTGAAGAACAACGCGCGGATCGACGCCGCGATGGAGTACCTGACCCGCGTGATCAGCGAGGAGAAAGAGGCCGGCCGCGCCGACGTGCACAGCTGGGCCGCCTTCCTGGTCGACGACGCCGGCAACTCGGCCGTCTATTCCGCCGGCTGCGACTGCCCGGGCTGCGCGCTGAAGATCAACCAGGCGGCCGTCCACCACTTCCTCGGCAAGGCGATCTCGGACGAGCTGAAGGCGCCGCGGCCGACGCTTGGAAAGGTGCACTGAGATGCTGGACGTCATCGGATCCGGCCGCGCCTTCGCCGCGTTCAATGGCGAACAGCGCGTCACCAGGTGGTACCACAACCGCTGTCAGGCCCAGAGCGCGGCCGAGCGCCTGCTGCGCCGCTCCCGCCAGCTCCGCCGCCCCTGCCTGTGCTGCGGCGCCAAGTTCACATCCGAAGGCCCGCACAACCGGCTTTGCAACCAGTGCCGGCGGGAGGGGTGAAGATGGTCAAGCTTGACGAAGGCGCGATCGCAGCCGCGCGGAAGGCTTATCGCGAAATTATCAAGAAAGACCCGGCGGAAATGAGCAGCGCGGAACGACGCGCCGAGCATGAGGCAGTCCTAGACCTGATTTGCGCTCATATCCCGATCAACGAGCACCGTCCGACTCGGACGCATTCGGACGGTCGGACGGACACTGAACGCAGAAACCGGCAAGATACTGACCTAAAAGGGTAAACTGGCGATCCCGCGAGGACTCGAACCCCGAACCTGCTGATTAGAAGTCAGCTGCTCTATCCAGTTGAGCTACGGGACCGCTGACCCGCTTTTGCCGCAGCCGGGCGGGCGGGGCAAGCGGTCAAAGCCGCCTGGTCATGAAAACGCTCAGCGGGTCGGACACATAGGCGCCGAAGGGCGGACAGATCTCGAACCCGTTCGCGGCATAGAGGGCGCGGGCGGCGGCGAAGTCCGGTTGCGATCCGGTTTCCAGGCTGAGACGGGTTAGCCCTTGCGCCCGAGCCTCCTGCATCAGGGCGGTCAGGATGTCCCGGCCAATGCCGCGACCGCGGGCCGCGCGGGCGGTGTGCATGGACTTCAACTCGCCATGATCCGGCCCGATCCGGGTCAGCGCGCCGACGCCCAGCACCGCGCCATCCTGCCTTGCGGTGACCACCACCGCGCCGCTGTCCAGCAACTGCCCGGGCTTCAGAACGTGACAGCTCTCTTCCGGCGAGGTCGCGCGCATCAGGGCGAAATGCTGCTGCAAAAGCGCCACGACCGCCGGATCGTCCGGCCGGTCCCGACCGATCGCAGCCGTGCCGGTCATGTGCTCAGTGGGTCCAGGGCCCGCGCCGGTCGGGGGCGAAATTCTCGCCGTATCCGCGCGGCCGGATGTTCTGCTTGCGCTTGTGGGGCTCGGTCACGATGGCGTCGATCCCATGCGCCTTGGCATAGTCCAGCGCCTCCTGCTTGGTGTCGAAGCGCAACCGCACCTGGCTCTGGGTGTCGTCAGAGGAGGTCCACCCCATCAGCGGATCGACCTCGCGGGCCGAGGACGGTGCGAAGTCGAGCACCCATTTGCGGGTCTTCGCCGTGCCCGAGGTCATCGCGTTCCGGGCGGGCTTGTAGATCCGTGCGCGCAT